TATGAATGAGTTAGTAAAACATATCGAGGCAATCAATGCCAAAACCCAAAAGTGGATTGATGAAAATCCAGGCAGTTGGGCTGGTATGATTACTACCGATCTCGACCATTGGGAAGAGTATGGTATCACGACTCCTGCTCAGTATGACCGTTATATGTTGGAACAGGCAGTGTATGAAACACACAAGTCTGCATATGGTGTCAAAGGACGCCACTATGACTTTGACAACATGACTGATGAAGAACTCAAAGATGAATATGAACATCTTTGCAAAGTTGCTGACGAAGAGTATGAGAGGGAACAGAAGTTCTACGCTGAACAGGTAGAAGAGTTCAAGGCACTTGTTCAGAAAACAATTGACTTGGGTGCAGGCGATGAAGAAACTGCACTACGTTGGTTGACTGCTGGTGAAAAGTTTTACCACATACAGGATGTGGAAAGTTGGGTTTGGGATTACAATATCCTGTTTACTGACTACGGCAAGGAACTTGTCAAGAAGTTGGAAAATATTGTAACTTATGAAGAATGGTTGGAGGCCGCTTAAGATGAATGAAGTAGTTCGTGATATTGAGGTTCTTGAGAATCTTGTGATTGCAATGAATGAGGGTGCGTCTGATGAAAAGTACGCCGCTCTCTATGCAGTAGAGAAACTTCTCATTGAGAAGAAAGATTTGGTTCGTAAATTTGAAGAGGAATTTTGTGATGATACGCAACAAGCAGCCTAATGGTGAAATAGTTTTAGATTTGACAGGCCCAGAAGGAAATGCATTTTCCCTACTTGCTCGGGCACAGAACTTTGGTTCGCAACTTGGATTTTCTGACCTTGCAATCAAAGGGATAATCGAAGAAATGCAATCATCAGATTACGAAAACCTTGTTCAGACGTTTGATAAATACTTTGGACAATTCGTAATATTGGAGCGTTAAATGACAGGAATGGAACACGCCCTCGTGGCAACCTCATGTCTTGCCGTATTTTTCTATGTTGGTAAGTGGATGGGCAAGAAAGAAAAGGTTGAGGATATTATCACCCATACTTTGGACACGTTGGAAAAGAACAACATGATCAAAGTAAAAAAGGATAATAATGGAAATAAAGAGATTTTGCCTCTTGACAAATACTATGAATTTTGATAGTATAAGAAGTAATGAGTGATTTATAGGAAAGGCTAGTAATGCTGTGATTTACAAAACCCTAAGTGAAGCGGTTGTTGCCGCAAAGAAAATGTGTTACGACTTGGAGACAATTGTAAAAATCACCGAATGCAAAGGTGGTTATGAGTTGTTCGGAACAGGTAAATTTGTAATGGAAGTAACGGAGTAAGAAGTGAAAAAGACTTTAATGACATTGGCACTGATTGGTGCATCCAGTTCTGCATACGCAGAGACAGTACAAGATTTCAACAAGACGGTTATCAATCGTGTTCCCTATAATGTAGAGGTTTGTACAAACCAAACTGTAGGTGGAGACAAGACTGGCGATATGTTGAAGGGTGCTATCATTGGTGGGATTATTGGTAATAATGTCACTAAGAATGTAGAGAACGGCGGCGCCGTTGGTGCATTACTTGGTGGTATGCTTGGACACCAAAATTCTACTGCCACTGGTGGTACACAACGAGTATGTAATATACAAACTCGTTACAATGAGGAATCTGTAACTGTATATTCTCATAGTGTAGTAACTTTCTACCATGAGGGTAAACAGTACAAACTTAGATTCCAGAAGTAACTAGTTGAGTGAATCTGCCCTTAGCTCAGCTGGATTAGAGCAACGGCCTTCTAAGCCGTGGGTCGGCGGTTCGAGTCCGTCAGGGCAGGCCAACTATTGAGGATATAATGTATAGACGAAACAAAAGGAATGAAGAGAAGAAGCCAGGCGGCATGACGGTTACAGTTCGTAACGGTGATGTCAATGGTGCATTGCGAGTACTGAAGAAGAAACTTATCAAGGAAGGTGTGTTTCAAGAACTGCGAGAAAGAACGTACTATGAAAGTCGTGGTACTAAACGCAGAAAGGCAAAGGCCGCTGCAACTCGTAGGTACAAACGTAAGATGCAGAAGCGATTTGAAGAACTTGGTTATTAAGAGGTGATAAGATGGCACGGCGTGCTAAAGTGGAGACTGACTCATACAAACCACGCAAAAGACGTAAACCAATGACAGCCGAACAGAAGGCAGCCGCGGCAGAACGTCTTGCACTTGCACGAGAGAAACGTGCGAAAGCAAACCCACCAAAATACACAAACATCCATCCAAAGGTAGTTGGACTGCCTGAGGATAATGCACTGTCGATGAAGAATGTGCAGAGATGGATTAAGACACAGAAAGAACTGTTGTCAGTTGCGAGAAGTGATATTAGACGTAAGGTAAAGGGTGCAGAGGCTCGTGTTGCATCACATGAAGGATATATCAGAAACCTACAACGGTATCTGAGAGATGGTGATTACTGTGATGATTTTTGGGGTGAACACCAACAAAACAAAATCCAGTGGAGAGTTATCACTATGGCGTACCACCCAGATGGTTCACCAAAGAGGAGCATAGGCCACTGGTATCCAGACATTGGTTGTGTTTGGACTAGGGAAATGGAAGAGGAATAGTAGATGGAAAATGATAATGATAAAATTATCCAATTCCCAAAAAAGATGTCCGTAAAAGAAGATATAAAAATTAGTGATACTGCAATCAAGTTGCACACAGATTTGAAGTATGCAGAACATCTTACTGAAGGCTTGATTGTAAACATGATACATAATATGAGCGAGAACGATATTGATGTTGATAATCCAGAGTTTATCAAACACATAGGGTTCTTAGTTGAAGTGGTAAAGTCTACTATCTATCAAGACATGGGAGTGAAACATCCTATGCAACAGTTGGTAGACTTGTTCGTAAACTCTGACTATGATGAAACACAGGGATTGTATACTGAGTTTGATATGGCTACAATGAAGGATGTAGTCAACGAATTAGTTGGAGATGAAACAAAGGAATAGTTATGATATTGATTGATATGAACCAAGTATGCATCAGCAATCTAATGATGCAGATAGGTTCAAAACGACAGAATGATGTAGATGAAAATTTGGTACGACACATGGTTCTCAATTCTTTGAGAATGTATCGTTCTAGATTTTACGAAGAGTACGGTGAACTTGTTCTATGTTATGACAGCAAAAAGTATTGGAGAAGAGAGTTCTTCCCCAACTACAAATCTAATCGTAAGAAGGACAGAGAAGCATCTGGCCTCGATTGGAATCTAATCTTTGAAACACTGAATAATATTCGTGATGAAATCAGAGATAACTTCCCATACAAAGTTTTGGATGTAGAAGGTGCAGAGGCAGATGATTGTATCGCCACTGTAGTTGACTATATCTCAAAGACACCAACTGCATTTGAAAAGGTTCTTGTCCTATCTGGTGATAAGGATTTTATTCAGTTGCAGAAACACAACTTTGTAAAACAGTTTTCGCCAGTTCAGAAGAAGTTTTTGAATGGACAAGACCCTCACCTATATATAAAAGAACACATAATGAAAGGTGATAGAAGTGACGGTATTCCTAACTTCCTATCATCAGACAATACTTTTGTAGATGAGTTGCGACAGAAACCACTGGCAAAGAAGAAAATCGAAAACTGGATTGGACTTGAACCAGAGGACTTCTGTACAGAAGAAATGTTGAGAAACTATCAACGCAACAAAACTTTGATTGATTTGGAATGTATTCCAGATGTCTTGAAGGAGAAGATTCTGCTTGAATACCTCAAGCCTCCGAAAGGTGAAAGATCAAAACTACTAAATTATTTTATAAATAAAAGATTGAAGAATCTTATGAATGACATTGGAGACTTTTAATATGGCAAAAGAAAACTACACACCTCTACTTTCTGAGGTTCTAAAGAAAGTGCATAATGCAAAAACTAAGGACAAGAAGGTTTCGATTCTTAAAGAGTACGATTGCGAACCGCTTCGTATGGTAATCAAATCTTCTTTTGACCCTAACATCAAATGGGTAATGCCAGAAGGCAATGTTCCATATGAACCTAATGAGGCCGAAGAAGGTACAGAACATACTGTACTACGCAAAGAGGCTAGAAAACTGTACAGATTTATCGAAGGGGGTGACACAACCATACCACAGTTCAAGAAGGAGAATATGTTTATCCAAATGTTGGAAGGGTTGCATCAGTCTGAGGCAGAACTAATCATCAATGCCAAAGACAAAAGGTTGCATCAAGTCTATAAAGGACTTAGTGCGGCCGTTGTAAAAGAAGCGTTCGATTGGAACGATAACTATACAAGGAGTGCCTAATGGCAAATAATTTCGACCACTGTTTGGAAATCATCCTTCATCACGAAGGCGGTTATGTAAACCATCCAAAAGACCCTGGCGGCGAAACCAATTTGGGAGTAACCAAAAGAGTTTATGAAGAACATGGCGGTACTAAAGATATGAAGGACTTGACGTTTGAGGACGTTGCACCTATCTACAAGAAGTCCTATTGGGATAGAGTAAAAGGTGACGAACTTCCTGCTGGGCTTGACCTCTGCGTTTTTGATTTTGGCGTGAATGCCGGAACTGGTAGAGCGGCCAAGTATCTACAGAACCTTGTAGGCACGACAGCAGATGGAGCAATCGGCCCCAACAGTCTGAAGGCAATCCATGCCTATGTTCAGATTGAAGGACTAGAGGCAACCATCGAATCCTACCAAGCAAACCGTCAATCGTACTACGAGAAACTAAAAACCTTTGATACATTCGGTAGAGGTTGGACTCGTAGGGTAAACGAAACAACACAATCTGCAATGAAAATGTGTTGACAAATTAGTGCTTTTTTAGTACTATAATAACTGTTGGGGGGATGTGGACTCCTCTCTCTCAAACTCTCTCACTGCCCCCCAACGTACCCCTGTTTTTACACAGGGGTATTTTTTTTCAAAAAGCCCTTGACAAATTCGGTTTGTTTTGATAGCATATAAGAGTAATAAGAGAGGTGATTCGCATGAATTATATTGAAGTCAATGGTGGGAACAAGTTTCAGAGACACGTTGCTCAAGTTGTTGTCGGCCAGATGATTAAGGCTCTTATGCCTAAAATGAGAACCCTAGAAATTACGGTGAACATCAAGAAACTAACTGGCGATGCTGTTGGTTGGTGTATGATGGAAGATACCAATCGTGAGTTTGAGATTGAGGTTGCAAACAATCTTTCTTTGAAAGAACTTGTCACCACTATCTGTCACGAGATGGTTCACGTTAAACAGTACGCAAGGAAAGAGACTTGTGGTTATGGTGAGAAGTGGAAGGGTAAAAAGATTAACCCTAAGACTGCCTACTATGACTTGCCTTGGGAGAAAGAGGCATACAAGATGCAAGACAAACTTGCTCAATTAGTATGGGATGCAGATGTACTCTGAAGAGATAAAGAACAGAATTGTACTGTCAGTTGCGGCGTATGCCTATGAGTATCTAGGTGAAAGTTTTATGACAGACAGTGAGTTTGATGAATTAAGTTTGAAGATAAATCCAGATGTAAAAACTGGTAATGATTTGATGGATGACTTTTTCAAAAAACACTTTGAACCACACACTGGAATGTGGATTAGGAAACATCCAGAAATACAGAAGTTGAATTATTTGTACAAAACATATTATAAGGAGAGAGTGTGAAAGAAATATTTGTAGAAGTAACCTACCCTTGGCAT